CCCAGACTATGCATATTCATTAAGGCGAGGATTTGGTACGCATTTGTTTTAGTCCTCATTAAGTATTTGTATCTAGAATAAAACCACAATACACCTTTGCACATGGTAACAATAACCTTACGATTACGTTTATCCATGCTTACCACCTTTGTTGTTAATACCTTTAAGATCGTTCTTATTACTCACTACTATGTAGTTAGATTTATGTAATGGAACTACTGTATGCTTAACCCTACGAGCCTCTACCTCACCACACCTAAGGCATGTATCATAACCTAGAGCTACTCTCTTAGGATTAATATCATCATTACATAAAGCACACTTACTCATGGTATATTACCTCTCTTATAGTTATTGAATAAAAGAATTCCCCTAGTACATCACTAGGGGAACTCAAGGGGAACGTATTAGACTTTGATAGCCAATACATCTTTAAGACTTAACGCCTTAGCAGGGGCTTTACCAGACTTACCTGATGTCCCATTAGACAACATCATGAATGCACTACCATATCTGTTTAAAGATATCTTAGGTATAAAGCCCATAGCATTCTTAGGCGACCAAGTTACTAAGCCACACTTAAGGTGGTTACTCATAGCAACCATATCATCATAACATTTCTTAGACTCACTAACATGGTACTTGTTAGGCTCACTATCATCACAGATAGCAATCTTTAAAGAGTCTTCACCTTTATGCACTGTAGGTTTAATACACACATAAAAGTTATTCTCATCTATCTTACTCATACTTTACTCCTACCCAATAGGGTTATATAAATCTCGCTAAGGGGAAATCCCTGAGCGTGGGGAAACCTTGCACCGGAAAATTTTTTCTGTCAAGTTTTCGGCAGTAGTAAAGTTTACTATGTCAGCTTATGCGAAGTATCTAGAATAGACAGTGGGTAAACGTAGGTAGGCATGTAAACTTAGATAGTATAAGTCCTTAAGAATCAATAGGTTAGCCTAAACTATCTAGTTTATCTAATTTTTTTTAGGTAATGTCTTAACACCCGAGACCTTATATATCGTAATAGAAACAAAAATAGTATCAAAGACATTACTTTACATAGATAATCTAGATAGTTTAGATAGTAATACCTTACATGAATGGCTGTAAGCCTTACGTATCAACGTGTTGGTACCTTTGTGATGTAAGGTTTGGGTATATAAAACCCTAAAGACTGCGTAAGGTATTACCTAGATAGTGTAGATAGTGTCAACTTTAGGCTAAACCTTACACTCCAGCTTTAAGAACGTGATTACAGTCGGCTTAAAGACGAGCTATAACCCCCCGAGCCATGGCCAATATATATAATTAAAAAAATAAATAAAAAGAATGAACAGTTTATAGACATGTTCAGGTCTGTTGGTTAGTTAGATAGTGGGATCCAGCTAACTATTCTTACATCCTGCGGTGGGAATTTGATAAACAAGTTAGCTTCTAATGCATTATCAAATGTTTTTACTTTAGGTTTGTTCTTATCAAAGTAATGTACTTTGATGTGTTTAAATATACTCATGTTTTACTCCTGCCCCCTCCCTTTCGGGAGGAGGACTTGGTTGTTAGATGTCTTCCCTGTCAGAGCTTTGTACTCTGTTAGGGTCTTCCCTCTTGATTTGCACTCTACCTTTGATGGCTTTGTGGTAGCACAAGACAGCTTTCCCTTTCTGAGTTAGAGTCTCTACCCAGAATGAGTAGGTATCCAACCCTGTCGCTTTCTTATCTTTGATAGCTTTGAGAGCTTTCTTAAGACCAGCTTCGACATTCCCTTTTTCATTTGAGTACACTTCCATTCCTGGTTTGAGGTCGGTGTAAACTCTTACGACCTTACCGTTTTTAGAGTTACCAATATTAATATTGACTTCTCCGTTGTATAGTTTAGACATATTGTCTCCTATGTTTGTTATTAAGCTCCCCTTGAGCTTGATTACACCTTGCATGATTAATTTTTTTCTGTCAAGTTTAAGATTACATTTGTGTAAAGTATTAATATATTCTCTAACCATAGCTAGACATATGACATGACAAGGCAGGGGGGGTAGTCGGACTGCAAAATGTAACCACCCCCCCATATAAGTAAACCTCTCATAACAAGACCAAAAAAACCAACGTGTAAAGTTTCAGACTTTTGGTTGACAAACCTTTGATTTTCCTTAATGATTGCCGATATGGACACACTTCCATTGAAACACACGAAATGGTCAGACCGTTTAGCATTTGATGTAGCTCTTATGTTAGAAGGCAGCGGTGAATCTTTAGATGAGGTTCGCACACGCCACAACATATCTGCAGATGACTTAATAATTTTTAACAAAGATAAAGTATTCTTAAAGAAAGTAGAGTCATACAGAACTGAGATCAAAGAAAAAGGAATGACCTTTAAGCTTAAAGCTCGTGCACAAGCAGAGGAGTTACTTACGACTAGTTGGACATTAATCCATAGTCCAGAGACTTCGGCTGCGGTGAAAGCAGATCTAATTAAATCTACAGTTAAGTGGGGTGGATTAGAAACATCTAACAAAGAACAGGAGGAAACAAGTGGCGGAGTCAAAATTACGATTAATCTTGGGGGGCAAGAGCATACCACAAGGGTCATCGATGCTGGAGAAAGCACAGAGGAATCTCAACTTATCGAAAGTAATCCATAGATTTACAGAAACGTATAAGGGGCAGCCCGTAGCTATTGTCAATACTTTAGATGAATTTAATGAACTGACTGCATCACTATATGATTTGGGATTATCTTACAACGCTAAGATAGATAGATCTAAGAAGCACCCAACAAAGTATTGTGTTACGCTGTTAGTTAATTACCAACAAATAGACAAAACGGTATAGTTATGGAAATAGATTACACACCGACTAGAGTATGCAAAGACTTCATGATGTCTGACAGTAAGATGCGTGTATTGATGGGACCTGTAGGTTCTGGTAAATCAGTAGCGTCTTGTTTTGAGGTAGTCAGACGAGCATCCATGCAAAAGCCTAACAAGCAAGGTATAAGAAAATCAAGGGTGGCTATAGTTCGTGAGACTGCAAGACAGCTTCAAGATACAACAATTAAAACATTTCATGATTGGTTTCCACCGGGTGTGTGTGGTAATTATATGAGAACAACTAAGACATATTTTTTAAAAGTAGGGGATGTAGAATGCGAGATAATGTTCAGAGCACTTGATGATTCGGATGACGTTGCTAACCTGAACTCATTAGAATTAACGTTTGCATGGTTTAACGAGTGTCGGGATATTAATCCAGATATTGTAGATGCTATGTCAAAACGTATTGGTCGTTTCCCATCAGCAAAAGATGGGGGGCCTTCATGGTTCGGGATGTGGGGGGACACTAACCCTCCCACTATGGATACGTGGTGGTATTATCAAATGGAACATCTTGACTCTACGGATGGAGTTAGTCCGAATGATAATGGGTGGGACGTATTCAAGCAGCCATCAGGTAGAAGTCAAGATGCAGAAAACATTGAGAATCTACCTGAAGGATACTACGACACGCAAGGTAGATCAGATGAATATATCCGTGTATACATTGATGGTGAATATGGACTAAGTACTGCAGGACAACCTGTGTATAAGTATTTCAGACCTGACTACCACATGGCAGATCAAACTTTACAGCCAATTATAAATGGTGTGAGGCCTATTATTATTGGTATGGATTTAGGATTAACGCCTGCAGCTGTTATAGGACAGCAAGATCCAAGAGGTAGAGTATTAATATTAGACGAAGCTGTAAGCTTTGATATGGGTATACAACGATTTATACGTACCGTTTTAAAACCACTGATTACAGAAAGATTCTCAGCAGCACCGATACTAGTTATATCAGATCCTGCAGGTGTACAACGAGCTCAGACTGATGAGCGTTCAGCTGTAGATATTATAAAAGCTGAAGGTTTTAGAGTTATGCCAGCTAAAACAAATAATGTATCAGCTAGATTATCAGCTGTAGATGATTTTCTTATGCGTCAAGTAGATGGAGACTCAGCATTTCTTGTAGATCCTAGGTGTACAAGACTAAAAGCAGCAATGATGGGTGGGTATAGGTTCCATAAGAAGAACGGATCAATAGATAAGAATAAACATTCACACGTAGCTGAAGCCCTGCAATACTTAATGTTGCACATAAATAGCACTTCAGATGGGTTAGTTACACAGAAAAGAGAGATAAAACCTGTTGCAGCAGGTGGTTGGACTTGATATGCTAATAGTAGCTTTCATATTTGCGACTATAGTTATATGACTTTTCCTCTCACTTATAACTATCTTTCACTGCTCCTGCTAGCTTTACTCCCTAGCAGGAGATCTATTTTGTTGGATAAAGGTAAAATTAAGTATATACTCTGAAATAATTGGTAGGCCCAAAATAAGATATGGTATTACAAGTAATCGATAATGAAGAGCTAACTCGAAGAGAGAAAGAAGCTACTAAGAAAGCTTTAGAAGAAAGGCAAAACGAACCTTTAATTTTAGGGCTTGCTTCTCATTTACGTAAATGCTGGGACGCAGCACGCCAAGCTAAAAAACCTATAGAAAATATTATGCTCAGAGGTCTTCGTCAAAGAAACGGAGAATATGAAGCAGATAAACTTAACCAGATAAAACAACAAGGCGGCTCTGATATTTACATGATGATTACTGAAGTCAAGTGTAGAGCAGCTGAAAGTTGGCTTCGTGATATATTACTAGAGACAGGAACACCCCCATGGGATTTGCAGTCTACACCAATACCTGAATTAGA